GATTTTCCATCTAAGCCAGAGATAGATTCAGCTTCTACAGTTGAAGAACTTAAAGCAATATGGGATAATGATTTAGGAGATAAATAATGCCACAGACAGTCGTAGCCACAGGAGATTTTGCAGTATCATCAGTAGGTGGAACTACAACAGTTTTTTCTACTGCAACAGCAGGTGTTTATTCTGCATTAATAGATTTAACTCCAATGGTATCTGGAGCTAATATAAACATTAATGTTAATAACTGCACTATCGTAGCTTCTGGACTAATTACTGTAACTCAAGACAACTTTAGTGGTGCTCAGACTGAACCTTTATATTATGTTCCACCTATGCACACAAACAAGAACTTCAGCATAACAGTAGTAGGTAGTTCTGGAACATTACCAAGTATTCCATTCGAAATTACCCAATTCTAAACTACTAGGATATAATTAATCTATGCTTGGAAGTTTTGCATCACCAACATTCAGACAAGCTGGATATCAGCATTATTTGCCTTTAGGAAAGCAACATAAGGTCATCCGTGATGTAGCATGGAGAAATAACCCATATCAACTTTATGGATTATTAGGCATTGCTGGGCTAGAGCCAGATGGTGTAGATTTTGAAACTACAGTTGGTAGCTTTACACTTGCAACATCTTTTGAAGGGCTAAGTCCAACAGGTGTAGACTTTGAAACTTCAGTTGGCTCATTCTCGTTATTCTTAACAACATCCGAAGATATCGTATTGACAGGTGTTGATTTTGAAACAGCAGTTGGGAGTTTAGCATTTAGTCGTGGTGCTTTACCTACTGGAGTAGATTTAGAAACAGAAGTTGGCTCTATGATAGTAGGAACTATTGTAGAAAGCAAATGCAGATTAGGACATGAACTAACACCATTCTTCTTAAATGAGCAACAATCTACAAATCCTCGTTCAATAGTAAAACAGTTTACTTTTAACAATTCAGTATTTAGTGATAGAGTGTTTAAATATCCTGCGGTTTCAAAAGCATATGCAGATGTAGTCGGTAAACCATTTACCATAACTTTAGAAAATGCATCACAACTTATGAATGATGTAATTCAAAATAGAACTAATTTTAGAAGCACAGGCGAGATTGCTTTTGGATATCAATATAATCCTTCTTTTGCAGATTTTGGATGTGTTGGTAAAGGTTTTCTTGTTAATGCTAATTATAACAATTCTACTGTAAGACTAAACTTTAAAAATCAAATGGACATATTGTCTCAAGTGTTTGTATCTACAGATACCACATCACAACAAGGTGCAAGCTTTATTAATTCAAATTGGAATCCTGCCGATTTAACATTTGATATTTTAACAACTAACTCTTATGGTGCAGGACTAGACAGCACAACTTCTACAGCTAATACAGATATAGATTATCAATCATGGGTAGATTGGAAAAACACATTCGGCTCAGAATCAATAGTCGTACAAGGATTCTTCCCATATGGAACAAATTATGTTCAAGCACTACAAGGTATAGCAGAGATTACTGATTCAGCAATCTATGTAGAAGCTAATAATAAAGTTTACTTCCGAAGAAACTTAGTGGGTAGCAATAGCTTTAGTGCGGTTGTTTCTGGTAGCGATATAATCTCTTTTGAAGCTAAAGGTGATGCTTATGATATGTGTAACAGATACACTGTGCCTATCTCATTTAGTGTTACATCTAATGCAATTGTTGGACCAGCATCAACAGTAACTAGAGATAACACAGCATCTATAAACTCTTACAATGTAATTAGAAAGCAACCTACATCTAATTTAATTTGGTATGTAGATACTGCTGGAGCAGCAAACTTAGGCGATAGAATTGTATTTAGAAGAAAAGAGCCAGAGGTTGCACTTAATATTAAAACTCCGTTGAAATATATGCAGCAACAATTAGGCGATATTGTGTATGTCAATATTGATGAAGTAGGTTTAGTAGACCAACCATATACTTTAATTGGCAATACTATTGATATTGAAAACAATACAATGACACTAGACCTCTCTGTTGGTCATGGAATAGCTATATCCAACATAACAGTATTTGAATTAGATGACCCAGATTTAGGAACATTGAATAACACTGTGTCTGTGTTAGCATAATCTCATGGCATTTACAGATATAAATTTTGCTTTTGGAGCTAAACTTACATCTACTCAACTAAATCAATTACAAGGCAACTTTGATGCTATAGCACAAGGAGATTCATCAGAATACAACTTGTTTGGACAAGGTATAAAGGTTTGTTATTTTTACGGACTTGGAGCAATGCATCAGTTTATGAGTGTTGGTGTATCTTCAGTTGTCTATGCAGGTTATGGAACATATGAAATTAATTGGACTAATTCTTATAGCACTAGAGATTATTGTGCTAATTTTCAAATGGCTAAAGATGGTGGAGAAGAAAGCAGAAATTTTCAAATGGCATGTCAATCTAAATCAGGAGGAAGCATTACAGTCTATGCGAGAGCATCAGACCCAGGCGACACTGACCCGTTTTTAGCTGAAGCTGGAGTTGTAATGTCATGGGCAACAGATGGCATTTAATGATATAACTTTTCAATTTGGACAAACTTTAACTGCAAGTGCAATGTCAACAGTGCAATCTAATTTTACTGCATTTGCAGAACAAGAAACAGGTGTAACTCCAACATTTAACAGAGCGAAAGCAATAGTTAATTATTCTGGAACTTCAATAAATTATTCAGATGGAGTAAGCTCTGTAACACAAAACTTTGTAGGCTCTTATAATATCAATTTTACATTTACATATTCTATGGTTACAGTGAACTCTGTTAACTTACCTTCAATCTATGCTTTAGGAAATGCACATGATACAACTAATGGTAATTCAACAGTAGTATATTCGATGCCGTTTTTTAACATTGGCATAGCACCTTATAATTTTTTTCCTGTCTTTCATCACAACTTTAACAATACTGCCGATAGCTATCATCAACCAGTAAGTGCTACCGCAGTATTTTTCGAAAGAAACGAAACGGGGAGTGCATAATGGCTTTTACAGATTTATCTTTTTCTAGTGGTGAAGTTTTAACATCAAGCAAAATGAACTTGCTTATGTCAAATTTTAAATCATTTGCAGACCAAGAAGATTCAGCACCAAGAATAACCAAGATACCTAGAGCTTGGGTTAATCATGATGCAACACCTACACTTGTTGGTAGTCAATACAATATAACTTCAACAACAAAATTGGCATTTGGTAAATATCAAACTAACTTTAGTTTTGTTTGGTCTGGAACATACGGAGCTACCTGGGGCTTTTTAGCAGGTGGTGGACAAGGCGATAACAGAATGAGAAATATTACTCTTTATACTATAACAAGCACTTATGTGCAGTATAAAGGCAGAAACAGCACTACTCAGCAGAGTGGTGATGAAGAATTTCCTATGTCTTTGGTTTTTTGGCAAGACTAGGTAAAATTTAAACAAAGGAGAGTATTTTATGTGGACAATAATAGATAGATTAAAAGAGCCATCAACTTATGCTGGACTATCAGCTATAATGATAGCCTTTGGTGTAAGTTCAGAACAATGGACTACAATCTCAACAGCACTAGCTAGTGTAGCTGCTGTAATTTCTATGATACTAAAAGAGAAGAAAGACTAATGATAAGTAAGATTGTTTCTTCTATAGTAACAAGTTTATTAAGCAAGGGATTTGCTGCTCTGCAAGAGTATATGCAAAAGCGAAAGGTAGGTAAATTAGAACAGCAAGTCTCAAGCTTAAAAGATAAAGTAGCAATACTTGAACACGAAAAGAAAAAAGAACAAAAAATTAAAGATTGGAAATATAGAATTCAAAACAAGGAGAACGATTCTCTAGCTGAAGAACTTAATAAAATAAGGAATGAAGAGTAGCTTATTAGTATTAGGTTTAATATTAATTTTAATTATTATTGGAGCTTCAGCAAATGCAACTGTAACACAAAACAATACTAGTGGCTCGAACACTAGCATTAGTGGTGGCTACACATCAAATACAACTAACAGCTATTCAGGTGGGCAGACCAACACTACCACTAATACAACTACTAACAGCACCAAAACACATCAGATACCAGTTAATGCAGCAATAGCACCTAGCATGAGTAGCTATTCGCAAGACCTTTGTATCGTAGGTCTGTCAGGAAGTGTGCAAGTGACAGGCTTCGGTGTAGCTGGGGGCACTTATGTTACAGACCAAAATTGTGAAAGGATGAAACTATCAAAGCTCCTTTATGATTATAATATGCGAGTTGCATCAATCGCAATTCTTTGTCAAGATGACAGAGTGTTCTCAGCTATGGAAAATGCTGGAACACCATGTCCATTTGAAGGTAAAATTGGAGAAGATGCTCAAGCACAATGGAAGAAGTATGATATAGAAAGACCAGACTATGAGAAGTACATTGAGAAGCTAAGAAAAAGAGAACTTATAGATGCTGGTAAACCAGCATTTAAAAAGATAAATACAAGCTATGAGGGCTTGTACGGAGATGATTAAATATTTTTACTTATTATTAATTCTATTCTTGATGGTCTGGGCAGTTCAAGCATACGACCAGACAACAGACAACTTACTAAGTCCGAACTTTACAGATGGTTCTTGGACAGGAACAAATGTAGACCATAGACATGGCGACCAAGTTATCGCAGGTGTTGATGGTGAGTATGTGGAATCATCTATAAATCTTAATGATTATCTAACTAAAGAACAAATAAATAGTGGATTTAGTTCTACAATAGGAGCTGATATTTGGTTTTGGAATAGCAATACACAAAATGTTATAATGAAACAAATATTGGTAGATGACAATGGAATTAGTATTACTCAGCAAAGACAAATCGACGGAAGTTGTAATACTTGGAATGGTTGTGATTATAGTAACTATACTGACACTATTATTGTTAATGGTAACAGTCAGCAAGATTACGAAATAACAGCAAGATTTGAATTTAACGAATTTAGTAATAGCACAGCACATTATGCAGCAGACTTGAGAAATCCATCTCTTGCAGTAAGCTATTATGAAAACTTTAAACAACCAGACCCAATAGAATTTGATGACACATGGGAAGATGTAATTAAAGAGGATTATAAGATGGAGTATGCTGTAGAAGATTACAAGTTAGAAGAATTTATTTTTCTTGAAACTAAAGATGATATAATTATCTTTGAGGAAACTGAAACTGACCTTGATAAGGAATTTGAAGAGAAAGAGATTCTACAAGCATTTGGTGGACCAGAAATCATACCAGACACAGAACCCGTTGAAGAAGAGAAACCCGTTGATGATGAAGAAGTTGCTATTGAAGAATCCTACATGGAAGAAGAACCAAAGATTGCTTCAACAGATGAAGAAGTAAAAGAAGAAAAGCCAAAGGTAAATGTTTCTGTTCAAGAAATCGATAGTCAGATAAAAGCTAAGGTCAACTCAGTTGAACAACAATTACAAGCAACAAATATAATTGCAGCTAAACTAATTGAGCAACAACAAGTAGATTTAAAATCTTATTACAAATCCTATACAGACAATCGAGAAATCTATAAAGGCAATGCTTATCAAGACCTTAGAGAAATTTATAAAGACCAAAAAATTTATGGAAACAATACAATGGTTAAAGTTGCAATGAATGACCCAGTATATAAATATCAAGAAGGAATTAGACAAGCAACACTTAAAAGAGTTATACTTGAAGAAGAACTAAGAAGATTACAAGGAAGATGATATGATAGAAACATTACAAAAATATGCAATGATAATTGGAGTAGTTATGACTATCGGTGGTGGCTTCTATGCTTGGGGTGTATTCAACAATAGACTTGATGCAGTCTCAGAAGCAGTCGGTTCTGACACAGTAGAAAAGTTACAAAAAGAAGTTGCTGTATTAGATAAGAAGTTAGAAGTGGTGGAAG